ATACAGAATTTGCTCCATCGGTGCCAACGACATTTTGTGCTGTTCCAGCACCACCTGCACCTACCGTCACTGTATATGTCCCAGTAGCGAGAGATAATGCTGATTCAATAGTGCTAACGCCTCCGCTGGACTCTCCAGAAACAGATGAACGATAACCACCAGCACCGCCACCGCCTCCACCATCATTTCCCCCGTTTCCACCAGCACCACTTCCGCCGCCAGCAATAACAAGATATTCAACAGAAAGATTTGATGTACTAAAAGACAACGCAGATGATTCAATAGTGCTTACACCTTGAGCGTTGACTGCTTTTAGTTTTATGTAGTAGGCAGTTCCTGCAGTTAATCCAGTAATCGTTATTGGCGTTGTGAAATCTGCTGGGTTCAATGCGTTATAGGAACCATACGAAGAGCCACCGTTTGTAGAGAGCGCATATTGGTAGTTGGAAATTGGTAAACCACCAGATGCCCCCTCGGCAAAAGAAATAGTTGCAGTAGTTGTAGTTGCGGAAACTAAAGCCAAACTTGTTGGTGCTTCTGTCGGCGCTGTAGCAACTCCTGAGACCCAAGCCGAACCATTCCATCTACTTAAAACATTAGTGTCAGAGAAGAACGCAAATTGATTTGTAAACGGCGAAGTAATAACTGAGCCGACTAAAGAACTTGTCGTAATCGTAATTCCTGATAAACCTGAGGTAAGTTTTGCTTGGGTGACTGCACCCGAACCAATCTTTGCTTCAGTTACAGCGCTTGACGCAAGTTTCGCCGCAGTAATATTGGCATCTAGAATTTTTGCTGTAGTTACAGCATCAGCATTTATCTTTGCTTCCGTAACAGCATTTGCGGCAAGTTTTCCTGTTGTTATATTTAAGTCAGCAATTTTGGCTGTCGTGACATTGCTATCCAAAATCTTTGCCGTAGTAACAGCATCAGCCGCAATCTCCGCGGCGACAATAGTTCCGTCAGCAATCTTGGAAGCAGTAATCGCACCATCAGCAACTTTTGCTGTAGTTACAGAACTAGAAGCCAACTTGTCGTCAGTGATACTTCCTGTGCCTATTGAGTTGCCAGAGACAACAAGACTCCAAAATGTTCCGTTCCACTGCCAAGTTTTACCACCAGAGGTAAAAAGGTCGTTAACGCTAGGAGAAGCAGGAAAATTTATGGCAGGCATTTAACTCAACCTGCTTCTTAGATAGGCACATTCAAGAGCGAGTGCTTCTTCGTAACGGATTCCGTATCTGTTGCCAGCCGCTTCAAATTCTTGAACCACGCCGACACCTTCCTCAGTTTTTTCTTCTTGTTCTTCCCATTCGTCGTAACAAAGAATACCGTATGCGAACGGGTCAATACCCTCAGCCTCAAAAACTTCTTTAACTCTTTGGGCAACTAAACCAACATGCCATCTAGCGCTTGAACCTTTCAGGGCAACAGCGTCTTTAAATTTGAATTGTTGGTAGTTGACATTTCCCCACGCACGCAAAACTGCTTCATCAATGTCGCCAATTTGTTCTTTTTCTCTTTCGTCAGAAGTATTGATTGTTGCTGTTGTCGCATGCACGGTTGTCCATCTACGAGAAGCGGCGCCGAGCGTATATGTTGCATCTGCTCTTGGACGCAAAATCTGTGTATCAGTATTTGTGGCGAAGAAAGTTACGGTTGCACTGCCGTCAGTTGTTGTGCCACCGCTTACTTGAATTCTTGCGTCGTAGTCATTGACTGATTCGTTATTTCCTGAAGTATGAATATCTGCGTACCAAGTTGCGGCAGTATTTTGTTTGCCAAGTTCCATTGTTCCATCGGCACGAAGAAGCGCCGAACGCTGATTACTTATGTATGAATCAAAAACATTTGTGCCACCCGTGTAATACAAACCGGTATCGGCATCATCTACTCGCAAACCAACGAAACCTGAACCACGAGCAACAAAGAAACTTTGAACTTTATATGTTCCAAGATTTACAGCATCAAAACCCCACACATAGTGCGAACCACCAGAAGCGGCAGTTGACGCTTCCTTGTTGTCAACAAGACCCAATTCAAAACCAGTCATTGCTACCGCATGTGAGTCGGCGTCCATCAGAACATTGGCGTTATGCGCCCAAACTTTTGTGAACGGATTTACATAAGCAGTTGCGGAACCAGGGGGAGTAGAGGCAGACTGCACTGTTCCATTCGCCAAATACCAACCCTCAACTGTGATACTTGAACCGTTAGCCGCCCAACCAGTAATGAATCCGCTGTATTTTGTCGGACTGTGAGCGGTATCAATAATCATACCCTTACGTAATAGTCTTCTGTTTGCTTCGCTTATTGTTGAAGCAGGAATTACGGTCGTGGCAGTGTAGGTCGCACTAGTAAGAGTGAGTGTTGGTGGTGGTGCGAGCACATCAGCAAAAAAAGAAACCGCGTCACGGTCGGTGTAGATAGAAATATCTGTTTCATTGGTTACACCCAAAACTTCTGCGGCGCTATTGAAATCAGAACCGCTTGGATAAAGCCTTACCGCAAAACCAGTCGCACTATCTTCGTTGCCATAGGGAGCCGACATAATTCTTTGACCTTCACGAAGAAGGTCGCCGTTAAGATTTTCTGGGTTAAGGATTTTTGCGCCACGGTCTGCAACCCAAACAACTTCTCGACCACCAGTATCTATTCGGCTGGAAAGAACATAGTTACCATCTGGGATTGTTACAAATACACAATTTGCTCTTAAGATTCCGTTATCCGTGTAAGTAACCGCACCAGTCCGTGCTTGTGCCGCATTAGAAAACGCATTGGTGTCGTCTGTGACTCCATCACCAACTGCGCCGTAATCCGAAACAGAAACAGGCAAAGATGTCTTGTTTACTTTTGTGTTGATTTGGGTTTGAATTGCCGAAGTGACACCATCCAAATATCCAATTTCTGTATCCGAAACATTGGCAACGACTGCTTGCTTATTGTTTAACTGAGTCTGTATTGCCGATGTAACGCCGTCAAGGTATCCAATTTCTGTGTCAGATACGTTTGCGACAACTGCTTGTTTGTTATTCAATTGTGTTTGAATAGCAGAACTAACATTATTCAAATAACTAAGTTCGGTGGACGAAATATCACCAATTGTTGTTGTGTTTGGTAATACAACGTTGCCGGTGAATGTTGGTGAGGCAAGAGTTGCTAAAGCCGCAACAGAACCAGAAGAAGCGGCAGTAACTCGACCTTGAGCATCCACGGTGATGCTTGAGTGAGTATAAGAACCTGCCGTTACCGCAGTATCTGCAAGTTTGGCTGCCGTGACTGCATCGTCAGCAATCTTCGCTGTTGTTACTGAATCGGCTGCTAATTTTGCTGCAGATACTGCGCCATCAGTAATGTCGTTAGAAGCAACTACTACTGCGCCAACCGAAGCGTCAACTTCCCAAACCGAACCGTTCCATACCCAGATACGCGAACCTACAGCGTAGGTGTCGTCAACTGAAGGAGAGCCGGGGAAGGAGATAGCCATTAGGGAGTTACTTCATCCCAACTTTGGTCTGCTTCGTTCCACGAGTACATTCCTTCGCCTGCTGGGTAAGCAACAGGTGCTTCCCAAACGCAAGTGTCTTCATCAAGAATCCACGATGGATATGGTTGTGGGGCGTAGAAAGCATCTAGTGTCGCGTCGTACTTATAGCCAATGCCAGCATAGTTTTTACGATATGGGGTACCGCCATTGTTGTGCTGACCACCATAAGTGTTGTACGAGGTGCGCTTGCAAGGCTGACCTCGGAACTCTGCGTACCATTGTTCCCAATCGATACCGTCTTCACCTTCGTTTTTACCGACGATGACTTCTGTAACGATATTTTCGTCATCTAGAAATGCGTAATGTGCCATGTTTATTTTCCTCCGTTGTATATTTTACATTGTTTATTGATGAGATTTGATTCAGTATTCATTATGACCAACTCACGTTTCCTGTGCCAGCGGTAAGTGTTGTTGTTTTAAAACCCCCAGATGGAGCCGCTGTCGTACCTGTTAAACCTGCACCGATAGTAATCGTCTTTGAATCTGGATATGTCAAAATAACTACACCTATAGAGCCATTACCTCCTCCAGCAGTGGGGGTCTGACATGATGGACCACCAGCACCACCGTTGCCTTTTCCTGAAGCAGACGCTCCTGCTTGGCTATTCGGACCTGCAGATGCTCCTGCTCCGTAAGTTGTTGTTCCATTACCATTTCTTAAACCATTATTTCCACCTGCATTGTTGTAGTCGCCACCTGTATATGCTGCAGTTTGCCCAACATAATTCGTAGTAACGCTTACTGACCCAGTAGTAACATTTGTCCCACCGATTCCACTCGCTCCAACACTCAGTGAGTTACCACCTTGCCCGCCACCAGCAGAAGATGAGGAAAAAATAGAGTCCCCTCCTTTTCCAACAGTTCTATGGTCTGAGTTGTTACAGGCAGTTTGCCCTGCCCCAGCAACACCAACAGTTGTTGAATAATTCACAGAATCTGCTACTAAAAAATCTGCAACTAAATAGCCTCCGCCACTACCACCGCCAGCCCATTGTGCATTACCAGTACCACCGCCACCTCCGCCGCCCAACAAAGTTACTGTTGCATTAAAAGGAACGCTTGGCCAGTTGCTTGCACCTTTTTCTCTTTGTTGGTCACGCATAGCCCAAATACCAGACGCAGCAGAACCAGTTACCGTCTTCTTCCCTCCAATAAATCCGCCATTAGAACGCATTACGCAATAATCTCATAACTGCAAACTGCTTCTAAGTCCGAGTTTACACTTGCTGTTAAACGAAGAGTATCACCCTCTTCTAAATAAATTGACTTAGAAATAACATCCAAAGTTGAGTCTGCTGGAACTGAAACAGTTTTGGCAATATGATAAGCAGTAGAAGAACGGAATATATCTACGTTTACATCAGCCGTATTTGTGCCGTCAACATTTGATACGTACAAGGCATTAACTTTTAATACCTGTCCGCTTGCAGCACTGTTCGTAACGATTGCTGTCGCAGAAGTCGTTACGGCAAGAACCGCAGTCTTGCCTGTGATTGTTGTGACGTTTACTATATTTGGTGCTGCCATAATTTACCCTCCGAAAACAATCGCCATTGCAATTGATTTTCCTGTTGATGCTTTTGTATTTAACTCTGTTTTGACATCTGGTTCAATGCTGAGTGTCGAGATAGAACCAGCCATTGAACTGTGATATTGGCAAGCATAGTAAAGGGTGTCAGGGGCGTTTTGTGGAAGTTCCACAATGATTGTGCCATTTTGTGTTCCACCATTTGTGATGCCTGTGCTGTAAACATTGCCTGACGAATATCCACCCGAAACTGTCTGTATCCAAAACGGGTGACCCGTTGCATTAACTACGATTTTATATTTTTTGCCTTTTTTGAAATGAATTGTTCCGTTAGAAACACCGTTAATTAAGTATGCGCCGCTTCCAGAGTTGGTGATGTAGTAGTCCTCGGTTGCTGGTGTGCTCCATGTAAGACCAGTTGCTGTAGATGAATCAACGGCAAGAACTTGGCTTGCTGAACCAACGGCTAATTTGGCAACCGTGTTATCTGCTGTACCGACGAGCAGGTCGCCTTTTGCGTCAAGAGTGCTTAACAGTTGGTCAAATGGTGCTACACCAACTTCAACCCAAACCCCACCGTAGTAAACAAATGTTGCACCAGAACTTGAATTAAACCAAACCTGTCCTGCTATTGGTGAAGCAGGTGCTGTATCTGAAATTGTTGCCGCCATACCAGAAGCGCCAAGTTCAACCCACTGTGAGTCGTAGTAGGTGAATGTTTGTGCAGTGTCGGAGTCAAACCACATGTTGCCTTCAGCAGGCGAGGCAGGTGGGCTTGAACTAATAGATACGGAAGATACAGAGCCAGTACCTATTTCAACCCATTGAGAATCGTAATACGCAAATGTTTGTGCAGTATCTGAATCAAACCACAGGTCGCCTTCAAGAGGGCTTGCTGGTGCTGATGAACTTACTTGAACTCGTGCGGAACCGTTGCTTCCACCAATTTCAATCCATGCTGTTCCGTAATAAACGAATGTTTGTGCCGTGTCTTGATAGAACCAAATCTGACCCTGTGTTGGTGATGTTGGTGCTGTTGAAGAAACCGATGCCCCAACATTTGATGCAACCCACGCTGAGCCGTCCCATTTAAGAAATTGACCAGTTGTTGGTGAGGCAACAGAAACATCGGAAAGATTATCTAGTGTTGCATTGATAGCAACTGTTGCCGTCGAACCTTCGCTTTGTGTGTGCGTAACCGAAATACCAGTTCCAGCAGACACATTGACCATGTAGTTGCCGGTTGTGTCCGTTCCAAGTTCTACAGTGTTTGCCGCTGTTGCGGTATTAACTGCATCAACTACGAAAGCAGTTGTGGCAACTTGTGTCGTGTTTGTTCCAGCAGAAGCAGTTGGTGCCGTTGGTGTACCAGTTAGCGCAGGGCTTGCTAAAGGAGCCTTTGCATTTAATTGTGTTTGGATTGCTGAAGTTACGCCGTCAACATAATTTAATTCTGTTGTTGAAAGAGTCGCCCCATCTAAAATATTCAATTCAGCCGTTGATGAAGTTACGCCGTCAAGAATATTTAATTCAGCAGTAGAAGCCGTGATGCCGTCAAGAACATTTAGTTCAGCGGCGTTGGCGGTTACACCATCGGTTAAATCCGAAATTGAATAAGTTAGCGAGTCTGCGTAAACCTGTGCCGCTGATTGAGCAGCGTCAACATATGCTTTTGTAGACGCATCAGTATTGTTGGATGGTGTCGGAACCGTAACCGTTCCTGTGAATGTGGGGGAGGCAAGCGGTGCTTTGAGACCGATAGCAGTTGCTGTTGTGGCGGCAAAGTTTGCATCATCTCCAAGTGCGTCAGAGAGTTCGCCAAGAGTATCTAGCGTTGCGCCAGCAGTACCAACAAGTGCGGCAACTTCTGCACGAACAAAAGCCGTAGTTGCAATTTGTGTTGTGTTTGTTGCTAATGCTGCTGTTGGTGCAGTTGGTGTTCCAGTCAATGCTGGAGAGGCAAGATTTGCTTTTAAGTCAAGAGCCGTTTGTTGTGCGGTGGAAACAGGTTTTGCAGTATCAGCGGTGTTGTTGACTGAACCAAGCCCAACCATTGTTGCCGTGATGCCAGAAACTGTTCCAGTGAAAGTTGGCGAGGCAATTGGCGCTTTAGTGTCAATCTGTGTTTGAATTGCGGAAGTGACTCCATCTAAGTAGCCAATTTCTGTATCAGTTACGTTCGTTACGCGAGCCTGGATTACTGATGTATCAACAGTGATTGTTGGGGTGGCGTTTTCTCCTGAGTTATTGGCAAGAGTAACGCCAGTGCCTGCAACTAATGATTGAACAAACGAACCAGTCGTATCTGTTGCTAAGTCAATTGCATCATTGACCCACGCTGTACCGTTCCACTTTAAAAATTGTCCACTAGTTGCACTTGTGATAGTTACATCGTTAATGTCGTCAATGGAACTAATTGTTGTACCAGCGTCATCAGCGGCATTAGCCCAAGCAGTACCGTTCCATTTTAGAACTTGACCACTACTTACTGAGGTAATTGTTACATCACCAATGTCATCAAGATTGTTGATTGTGGGAACTGCCGACCAAGTTAAACCTGTTGTAGCCGACGAATCCGCTTTTAAGAAATATCCGTTTGTCCCTACGGCTAAACGAGCAAAATTGCTTGCGTCTCGAGAAAGAAGGTCGCCCTTAGTTGTAAGTACTTGCGCTCCACCACCAGGCTGTGGTCCGACCTCAATCCACTGAGAATCGTAATAAATAAATGTTTTTGCTGTGTCTGATTCAAACCAAAGGTCGCCAGCACTTGGTGACGCCGGTGCAGTTTCTGAAACATTGACGGTTGCGCCACCAGAAGCAGCGGCGGCATTAACCCAAGCAGTTCCATTCCATTGAAGTACTTGTCCATTAGCAGCAGAAGTAATTGTGACATCAGATAAATTGTCAAGTGTGGCATTTAACCCAATAGCAGCAGAAGAACCTTCACCTGGTGTATGTGTTACTGAGATTCCCGTGCCAGCAGTTACTGCCGACATGTAATTACCAGTTGTATCTGTGCCTAAATCTATTGCGTCGTTCACCCATGCAGTACCGTTCCACTTAAGAAACTGACCGCTGGCGGCAGAAGTAATTGTTACATCATTGATGTCATCAATCGAACTGATTGTCGTGCCAGCGTTATCTGTATCGTTGACCCATTTTTCGCCATTGTATTTAAGAACTTGACCTGAGGCAAGATTCGCAAACTCTATGTCAAACAAATCGGATAATTCTTCTGCGCCAGTTTCAGCATTTACTTCGACCCAATTACCGCCGTAATAAATAAACATTTCAAGGCTTGTTGAGTCATACCAAAGGTCGCCCGCAAATGAACCCGTAGGCGCTGTATCGCTGACCGTTATGCTTGGACCAGTTTCGTTTACCCACTTTTCGCCGTCGTATTTAAGAATTTCTCCAGCGATAAGATTATTAAATTCAATATCAAACAGGTCGGATAGTTCTTCTGCGCCGGTATCGGCATTGAGTTGAACCCAAGCCGAGCCGTAGTAAATAAACATTTCTAGGCTTGTGGAATCAAACCAAAGAGCACCAACTTCTGCATCGGCTGGCGCTGTGTCACTTACGGTGATTGTGGAGTTACCACTGATTTCACTCCACGCACCGTTGGCTCGGAAGTAAAAAGTATTGTTCGTGGTGTCTACTGCGAGTGCGCCGTCAGCAAGTGCGGCAGTTGGTGCACCAGCAACCGCCATAGTGATGATGCCAGCAGTTGCTTTTAAGACATCGTCAGTAGCAAGAACATTTGCTGAATCACGGTAAATGTTTGTGTCGTATCCGCCTTCGCCGTTACTCCAAGAGATACGACCGCCTGCTTCAAGTTTTACACGACCATAGGCTTCGCCGTTTAAGAAAACTGTGAGCGCATCCGAACCAGAGGATGCCAAATTTTTTATAGTTATAGGGGTAACGAATTTTTGTGCCACTTGCGACCTCAATCGCTATTGCTTATCGTTCGTTGACCCCTCAAGGTCAACTATGTTTTAAACTGCGGTTACGACAATCCTAAACGCATTTGCTGAGTGATTGCCCAACAATACAACAGTGACCGTGTCAGCGTTGGTTCGATTAACATCACCGATAACAGTTTCGCCTGTTGCTACTTCGTATACCTGAACAATTACGTCAGTTGTATTGAAATTATGAACAACGGCTGTCGTTGAAGTCCCAGATGAATGTGCCGTATTGCCTTGAGCGGCAACTCGAGCAAGGGTTGCGGTAGTTGTACTAGCCGCACCACCAGTTGTTTTAATACCAAGGTTTGTTCTTGCAGTAGTCGCATCGCTTGCACCAGTACCACCGTCTGCAACAGCAACATCTGTACCGTTCCAAACGCCTGTCGTAATCGTGCCAAGGGTTGTGATTGAAGACTGACCAACATAGGTTGACGCAATATCAATGGCATCAGCCACAATTGCCGTGCGGTTTGCAGTGACATTGACATGGATTGTGTTTCCGTCTTGAGAAAGACCATCACCTGATGTAAACGAACCAGCACCAGAGAACTGTGTCCATGCGATTCCTGTTGTGTCAACTGTGATTGTTCCGTTTGTGGAAACAACAAATCCTTTATCGGAGTTGACAGTACCTTCTTCAACGAAAGTAAAAGTTCCCGACTTGAGTTCACCCGTGTCGGCTGTTCCGTTTGCGTCAGATGACCGCGATGCTGCACCAGAAGCAGTAGCAACATAGATACCGTTTTCAAGCGCAGTACTTTGGTTCTTTACGAGAACGCGGTCACCAGTAACAAGAGTTACACCGTCAATGGTGTCGCCATTATTTAGGTCGGATGAAAGGTTAATTGCCGCAGTGGTAGCAACCCTTACGGATTGCTTAACATCAAGACCTTGACGAGCAGCGTCAACATAACCCTTAGTGGCAATGTGAGCAGCGTCTGTAGGTGTAGCAACCTTTGCATTACCTTGTGCATCACGTTTTACAAGTTTGGAAGCCGTCGCATCAGAGGTGGCGTCATTGAGCATTTGCCAGAAAGTGGCTGGCAATAAACCAGCACTATCTGTATCGGCAACATTAAGAGTGAGAGTTACTGTGCCGTTTGACTCCGAAACCGTAAGTGCTTCAGCAATACCAGCGCCACCGCCAGAAACAAAGGAGTGAGGAATGGATTTGAATGCAGCGCCCGTGTACACCTTGATGGTGTCGGTCGCAGTGTTGTAGATGAGGCGACCTTCAAAGTTGCCCGATGATGGGTCGGTAGCCAACTTCTCAAAGGTGGCATTAATCAGTTGATTCTGATTAAGGTCTAAATTGGTAAGAAATTTTTGTGCCATGTTTTAAATCCTTATGTCAGATAAGCATAACCAGAAAAAGGTGATGAAAAAAGAACGGTAATACTTGTGTTGCTATTATATACTACTTCACCAAAGACAACTGTTCCTGCACTGTCCACTACCGTGACCGAAGGTCTACCCCCCAGTGCATGAGTTATGTTCCAAGTGCTTGAAGCCGCTCCCTGTGTATGGATGTGGCGATCATTTAAAACAGCAGCGTTTACGGTCGCGGAAGATAGCGCCGTAAAAAATGGCGTATCTGGCCACCCCGTTGATGTTTTCGGACCGTAAAAATCGCCAGTTAGAGTGTCAATATAAATGTCGCCAACACTGCCATAATCTGAAGCAATATTGGGCATATTAAACTTCCACTTCTATTTCCCAAGGGACGCCTTCGCCAAAGAGAGTCTGGGTGCCGGACGAGACGCCGGGCAACTTGACCTGAACAATATTTGGTTCTTCTCTAGATATTTCTACAATGTTCCGTCGGTCTTCGATAACAACATTAAAATCGGCGTTACCCATGGTTATTTGGGTAGATAGATCACTCACCTTGACACCTCTTTTTCAAGTTTGAACTCTCCCCTAACAACCTTAAAAACTTCGCCTGTAGCGGTTTTGACTATCTCCAAATCATAAACCCCACTCTGTGTTAGAGCCGCAGTCTCAACCGCAGTCAAAGTCAAAGTGATGACACCGGTAGAACCGTTGATAGATATGCGACCATTAGTGGTAGTTAGGGACACAATGGTGGTTGAGGCATCAAGCGTCCTTCTAACCTCCATACGAGCCGTATATCCAGTTAAAGAGAATACGGTACCTTCGGCGGTTTTGATTTCAAGGGTACGAGTAAAGGAAGACCCCTGATCGCACACAATATTGTATTTCCCTGCAAGCATCAGTCCTCAATCTGTAATGCAGCAAAAACCGCCACTACCTATTAAGAATACAACACTTACCTGTATTAGATTTGAAGCGTTAAGCCTTTTTCTTGCTTTTTGCCTGAGCATCAACGATTGCTGTAACAGCCGAAAAAATCGCTGTTGTGTTCTTGTCGCCGATCTTGGTTGAAACCCAAGCAAGGGCAGTCAGGGCCACTGGCATCACCAATGCAACAACCTCAGCCGAAACACCCCACTTATTAGCAAGATATCCAAGACCACCCAAAAGGGCGCCCTTGACAGCCTGATCGCTTACATTTGCTTTAATGTTCTTGTCCATTGTTTTCCTCCGTTATAGGGAATTGGTACTCTCCTGCACGCATCATTTCCATTGCGGTTTCAAGCATCCCATTGGCAAGCCACGGGGTCATTGAATCCGAAATAGTTAGTACCAACTCTTGATCAGAGTCAGAAACTATTTCTGCGATAAGAACAAAATTGGTGACAAGACTTTGAGGTAAAGCCCCTCGTAGGAGTTCCTCAATATCTTTGTCTACAGGAGTTTCATTGTTTTTTTCTTCCATGAATCCTCCAATTTTGACTTACCTACATATTCTACATCACGCAGCCAGTGTGTGGGTGATGAGCATTCCGAGAGGTTTAGCGGGTTCAATCAAAGACAAAACAAAAGGATTACTTGTCCCAATATCACCAACGACCGTTCCATATGTTTCGGCTTGGCTTGTAGTGAAAGCAATCTGATTTTGCGTAACCGTATAATTCACTGTTTTGGTGCCCGTCAATGCTCTCTGCGCTGCGCTCACCATCGCGTCTATCGTTCCTGCATTGTGTCCGTAATATCCTGTTTCTACTTGCCATCTAGCGTAAGCCTCAATACCTTCAGGTAAAGCACCAGTATTAGCGGCACCTGTTCCAAGAACATGAGTTCCAACAGGCAAACCAGTGCTGGGGTCGAGACCAGTTAGTAACGATGAATTAAGTGTAAAAACTTGCCAACCAAGACCTTCAGTAGAAGGCTGATAGGTGACAAGCAGAGGTCTGCCCCTGTATTGCGCAAGGTAACTTAAATAATTTGAGTCACAAACTTGTGGATCCACAAATTGACTTAGGGTTGTCAAATCGGCTGGGTCACCACCCGAGGCTTTATCCAAATATTCAAACTGGTTAGCCGTTACGTTTATGTCGCCAGCAGTCGTCGTCAATACATCAAGAAAACGGGTCAAAGGCAATGTTGGCTCATTTGTAGAATAATCCGCAAAGTCTGATTCAAAGAAAACCTCAGGTACATACTGAGTTACACCTTGAAGAAACAAGTTATCCAAAAATCTCAATGATGGATACGCAGAAGGTCTAGCAATATTCACAGAGGCGTTGGTGTAATTATCAAAAACTATTCGCATCTGTAACTGTATTGAATAAACACCACTTGATGGCACCCGTACAGGAATTGACCTAATTAGTTTCCATTTGGCTTCGTCTGTACCACCAATAATTACAGACTCACTTGCTTCACCGCCGACAACTTGGTTAAACGGGTTAACGAACGAGTAAACTCCCGTATTCGAGTCAAAGTTTACTTTTGATAAAATTGTTTTCAAAAATATTGAACAGTTTTTGTTAGGTCTCACCCACATAAATGATTCAATGAAATCATCACTATCAAATGCTGCGGTTATTGAATACTGTGACGGAGTACTTGCCGTTGTTGCATAGTAGTTATAGCGAACATAGTTTTCGTTAGCAGAAGGAACAAGTTTTAAAGAACCGTATTCTGCATCCAAGTATGTTGCTGTGTCTAATGAAATTGTTCCATTAGATGTCCAAAGATCGTCAACACCCGCAGCAAAGACAGACGCCTCTAGGAAGGTTGATTCTTCCGTAGGGATGTAGTTATTTGTTACTCCCATGGCTTACGCAGCAGTAGCAACCGTCGTGCAGTCACCGATAGGAATCACTCCTTTTTCAAGGATTGTGACATCGTTACCACTGTCTGTAGCAAAACCTGTAGAGCCGTTAATCGTGGCATCCATAGCGGAAACATATTTAACACCCGTAACCTGTGATGCAATTGTCGTCAAATATAGAGAGTTCACCGAAGTAGCAAAGTCCCAACCAGCAACAGAAAGATATGCCTCAATTGCCTCCGAAACTGCGGTTCCCACGGTCGCCGTAGAATAGTTTGGCAGTACAACAATAGTTGCGCTGACATTCACATTGAAAGTATTCATGTCATGTAAAAAGATATTCAAACCAGCAACAACTTTGTCTTCTACTGCGTTTTCTATAATAAGTTTTTGGGCTGTTCCAATAGCAGCCCCCGCCGAGTCACACATAGAAATAGTCACAGCACCGCCAACGTTTGCTGTTGCAAAAAGCATTCCGTTTCCAAGAACAACACTTCCAACAGTGGTTGCCGCAGTAGCAATATTGCCGTTGGTTCTTGCGTACCTAAATGTAGTAGTTGATGGTACGACAGTTATTGTGTATGTTCCGTTATATACGTTGTTTGCCATATCCGCAACATCCACAACATCGCCAACAGAGAACCCGTGAGCATATCTTGTTGTCAAAGTAACCACATTAGAAGTAAGCACAGCATTAGTAATATCGTTTTCTTTTGCTTGAGTTAAATCGTAAACCTTGAACCTTGAAACGGTTGGATAGTTAACTGCAATATAACTCGTCAACTGAGACGCTGTTGTTATTGCATTACTTAAAGAACTTAAGAAAGTGACCCCTCTATTAAAGTATTCTTCATCAGTTTCGGAGTCTGTTCCCGCTGTAGTCAAAGCCGTGAGGCTGGCTGACAAAATGAAAGGTGTACTTGATACAACTGTCAAATTAGATGGGATTGGAATATCTGGGTATAGAGACGGGGTTGACGCTTGAACAGATACAGAACCGGTTGTACTACCGTTTGCGATTGTCAGGTCTACGGTCGTTTCGTAGAGGTTTTGTGTCAAAACACCAGCGCCGTCGTAAACATCGTAAGAGAAAACGGTGCCTGCAGCAATAGTTTGACCAGTGTTCACAGACAAAATGATTTCAACTGTTGCCAACGAAGATGTTGCCTCTATACGGTCAAACCCAATTAGTTTCAATATCCCTTCCATAAGCCCATCGGGCATACGATTAAAAGTTGCAATCATGCTTGCTGTTTGATGTGATGTGGCTTCAAGTATTGCGTTCTCTATTGTTCCTACCCTTGGGGTAAATTCCGGTAAAGCAATTTGTGCGTATTCAACGGCGTCGTCATAAACATCAGTAATATCTTTGTCAAAGATGGTGAGGTCAACGTATTCGCTAAAGTCTGGTGAAGGCACAGTTATACCAACCGATCAAATTTGATAGCCAGATTTGTTTGTCCGTTGTTGTCAACAACAGCCTCACTGGTCGTGACTCTTATTTCTGGAATTAGATTGCTTAAAGTCAAACCAACTTTTGCCATTGCTCTTGACTCAAAAGTTGGGTCTTCTACACCGTAAAAAGTTGATATAGGCAAAGCACCTGGAACCATTTGCACAGTCAAACCAAGTAGATTTGCATAATATTCATCAGTGTTTTCAAGTATTGTTTCCATCTCAAAATTATCTTTCTTAAACCGCATCGGTAATCTAATTGTGTTCATATTGACCCTACAATCACGCCTTCATCAAGGGAACCATTCAATAATACAACAAGAACCCGTTCTCCCACATTTGGCAAGGTTAATGTTGAACTGTAGGCACCAGAGATACTTGTTGTGGTTGCTGACAGAGAAACCCCGGTGACTACGGTGGTTGACGAAACTGTCCCTGTTGTCGTGGTCAAAGTTTGTTTGACTGGCGTAGTAACGGGAAAAGTAAAATGAGCCATGAACTTGTACGGACCCAGTTGAGCCTCGTTGTTTAGCGCTGGTATCTTCACGAAACCAGTTCTGTCAGCATCATTTTTTGCGGTCAAAACACCCACATGGATAGAGGAAAAAGAGGCATTCGTTTGCGCAGCCGAATTAGCCCTATCCATACCATCCATAGAATCACCGTAAATAGACATTTCTACCTTTACCCGATCACTGTTGTTTCCGCTACTTTTTTATCAATTTTTGCTTTGTCTTCTGGCGATATTTTGTCTATCGTAGCAAAACTTATTGCTACAGGTTCTGGCTCCCCGTACCTGTATTTTACTGAAGTAATTAAATATGCCGTTTCGTCAAAACCTTTAATTCCATATACGACCACGGTCATACCCGCTCTAATGTTGTAGGCACTTCCAATGTTTTCCTCATATTTGTCGCCGACCCACAGACTCGCTGAACCCTCGGACTCCTTGGGGCTGTCCATTGACCTACGCATTTCTGGAACTTGAGTAAGAAAAAAATTCAACTTGTCGTCATTGGGGTACTTAAGAGGAATAAAAAAAAGAGGACGTTTTTCTGTGCCCCCACCAATTTTGGCAAAAGTAAATTCTTCTGTTTTTTCTATACCCCAACGCCCAAGAAGCCATTTTGGTGAACCATAAAACAAGGTTGGGAACGGAATGTCTCCTGTGCCGTCAGGAGGAAGCGCATGCATAACGAAACAAAGATATTGTAAATCTTTTGCGGAACGAACTAAAACATCGTAAACAGATTCTTTGTTTTTTTCGGTTTTGACTTTGATTGTTGTGGTTTTTACACCAACAGGTTTTTGACCTATGAACATTAAACCAAACTTTTTGGCTACTTTTTCTGCAAAATCGTAGGCGGTAGTTGATTTCAACGCTTGAGGTTTTTTATCCATTTTCATTCGCTGAATTGATTCAGTTCTTAACGCTAAAGTAATTTGAAAATACTCGCCTTCTCCAGCAGAAATCTCATGAGAAGCGATCATGTACCTTTCCCTGTAATTCATTTTGTTTCCGTCAAAAAAATCTACAAGATTGCCTACAGCAAAATATCCGTTATTCCACATTGCGAGTTTTTCGTCAACAATTTCAACCGTTATTTGTGACGCGCCATCAACAGAATAATCAACATTTATTCCTGTGACGCTTTGAGCGATTTGTGCCCTGACGCTTGCTTGGTCGTTACCAAGAAAAACTATTGTTTGGTCGCTAATCATTGGCTACGGCTTGGTCTTTAGACAAGGAGTTTCTGCCATCGGACGCCAATAAACTTTCTTGTATGCTGCGAGATAACACAGTTTAAAATTCTTATGATGATTTACATCTGTAGTGCCTTTACCAAATCCTTTATTATTAAATATCTGAGTTGCGTCGGCTACCTCGGTATAACTGAAACCTGACGGATGTTTTTCTTCTTTTTGTTTACAAATTTCTGGATGTTTCTTCGCAAACTTGGGCTTCGAACAGTTTGGGTTAGGTTTTACCAAAACCAAAGGTGGAATCAAAACAATATTGATACGAGGGTTTCTGTTCTCAACCAAACTTATTTTAACATTTGCTTGAGTAATCAAATTTTCTTTATTTCTCCTTGTAACATCAACACTCATATCCGTAATGGAGAAAAATAAACCGCTCACTCTTTCTTCGCTCATATTGCGAAAAACATAAGGTTCTCGTGTAAAAACATCATAATTAACTAATTGGAAAACCTTGTTGCTGTTTGAAGCAAACGACCGCAAGTTGAAAATTTCTTTTTCAACATCCCTAATAAGACCATCGCCCGGATGGGCAATAAGTGCCGTGAAGTCAATAGTCATGAGTCTGTGTGATTTGAATGCAACGATAGGTGTAGTGCCGGGTCTTGGTATCTGAACCATTTCATCCGCCAACTGCCCAACATTGACTTCTCGTGGGCTGTATGGAAAAACAAAATCTTGCTCCTCGGAAGGGTTAGACGAACGCATACGCAAAATAAGAGGCAAAGCCCCAGGTGTGGATGCTTGCAAACGATTTGCTTCGTCTCCCGAATCCCTCATTCTTACCCAAACGGTCACCGTGTTAGCCATTAACTATTCGTCCTTGTGTCCACACCACCAGTTACTGGCGCCATCCCGCGCTCTCTCTGCTCTTTCAACGCTTTTGCAATAGCCCTCTCAATTTGGTCAATGGTTTTGCCATCCAACATTGCCGCAGTGATGGTTGTGTTTGCTACATAGTTTTGTGCGCCTTGAGCAGCGGGAACCATTCTGTCAGGAGAACCAAGAACTTTACTAGTTCCAGTACCCCCATAGCCAGTATCTTTCAACAAGTTATTCATTCTTGAACCAGCAATAACTTTGTCGGGGTTTGACACGGCGTCTGTGTATTGTTGAAAGAAGAGAGGATTTTTTGCGGTTTCGTTTTTGATTAAGGTTTCAAGTTTTTTGGGGTCAACAAGACCTTCTTTATTAAGAAGCCCACCCATGTTGCCAATTCCACCAGACATATTAGCGAGATCTGTGAAATTAACATTCTTCAAAATTGTGTCAGGGGCGCCACCAGCGTTTCGTAAATCGGTTCGCAAACCTGTCTTTTGTTCATCTGTGAGATGGGCAAATCTTCCACCTGGCGCCAAATCCATTTCAAGTTGATTGAACGTATTCATTAAACCTTGAACATCACCAAATTTTCCAACATTATATTGAAGGGCTTTCTTCAAAAAATCTTGACGAGACTCGACACCGGCATCGCCGCCTTGTAGTTTTTCTGCGGCTGCGTTTACGGCCTTGAACTGTTCTCTTTCCTGCGCCTGTTTATCAAAATAGTCCATTACTGGATTGACAATCCCTGCGGTAAAACCCGACCATGCCGCTTTCAACAGTCTGGCTTGATCTTCAGCAGTTTTGCCAACGAGAGAAAGAACTTCTCGGAAATTAAGCAACTTGTCTTGTAGGTTAATGCCTGCGTCCTCTGCAAGTTTGTTCAGAGCCTCTGCACCAGTATTAAAATATTTTTCGGCAAGTCCGGTATTGGATACGTAGTTATTTATCTGAGAATTTGTTTTTTCTAATTCTTTGTTATATGTTTGTAGAGCCTGGGCAGCATATGCGGGGTCAGTATTTGAGGCGACCATTGCGTCCATATCTTTTTTTAATTGATCTCGTGCTGCGAGAAGATCATCAACATTTCCGCCAGCAAAAGCCTCATCAACTGCTGATGTGTAGCCATCAACAAGTTCCTTTGCTGCTTTTCTAGTTTCCTTTCTTTGTTTACCTGCTTTTACATAACCAGTAATACCACCAACAATCCCACCAATAATTGCCCCTGCCGCTGTTCCAATAACTGGAACAAAACTTCCAATGGCTGCTCCAATGCCAGCACCAGCAAGCGCACTCGCTCCTCCTGACATACTTCTTGATCTGACGGAGTCATCTTTAAACTTTCCGCTGATGTAATTCCCAGCACCATAAGCACCTGCGGCGATTGCTATTGGAGCCATAACCGCACCGCCACTTAAACCCATCATTTTTGCTGCACCCATACCCTGCGCTGCCATACCAGTCGTTTTCAACGCTGAACCGCCAGCGGTGTCATAACCACCAGCACGATCTCCCAAACCAGAAATTGCTGTTCCACCAAGCGCTAATGCTCCACCAGCAAGCATTGACCCCATACCGGATGGAATCCTCCCTCCGTATTGTCTTCCAAAACTCTGTGCACGCTGGCGCATTGTCATGACACCCCTACCCGCCATCTGTCCACGTGTTAACCCATGAGTATTTTTGGTGGGTAAGCCTCCGCCACCCATTGATCCGCCGTTGACATTGACGACGCCAGCCTGAACATTCATATTTCCAGTTTTATTCATGTTTTTACCAAACATGGTTCCAAGAACAGTAAAAAATCTTTTAGCAATTGTAAACAATGCGTACAAAGCAGCAAGTTTAATTACTCCGCCAACTTTGTTGCCAAAAACTCCTGAAAATTTGTCTGCTATGGCTATTGCGGTTTTACCAAATTTGGCTAAACCAGTAAAAAACATTTCCACAACTTTCAATAGAAGTTGCAACGCAGGCATTGCACCTATAAACAATTGACGAACCACATCACCATATTTACCAATAGCAGTAAGAGTTTTAGCAATCTGATTAGCAAAACTTTCAATACTGCCCTTATTCTGTTCAATTGTCTGAGAGAGACTTTGCATGCTTAATGTAAAACTTGAACCCAAAGCGTTAAACAACGGCTTGAAAAAATATTCATTAATTAATGTGCCCGCTTTTTGAAACTGTCGCATCCAGTCCTGCATACGGTCAAAAGCGTTACCGATCATATTAAAAGAATCACCCAAGAAACCAAAAATGCTCGGCGTGGTTCCGAGATATTTGTTCATCAAGACAATCATTTTGTCGGCACCTTTTTCAACCATGTCAAGGGCGCTGCCCATTTTCCCACTGACATCAAAATCTCGAAGCGCAAAACTAAGTCGAGTTATAAAAGTGGAAATGATTCCTTGAAGGCGACTAATTGCCCCACCTGTTTCGCCAAGATATTCTCCACCAAGATCTGTCAACTGTTCTTTGATAGAACTAACAGCAGTCTTAAAACGGCCCATCACCGTATTGTTGAGTGCGTCTAATGTGCCGGCGTATTTTGTTGCAAAAGTTTCACCAAGTTTTCCTTCGGCGGCTGCTTTCAAAAACTCGTCACTAGTTTTAATACCAAGAGCACCAGCCTCTTTGACAATCTTTTCAAAGTCAGGACCTAATTCTTTGGCAGCCTGTGCACCACCCGCAAGGGTGCCTTTCTTCTGAACCTGCGCTAAAAACTCCGCAAGTTTTTCTGAGCCTTTATCCAAATCCCCACCACTGCCAGCAACAACATCCATCAACGATGTGAACGCTGCTGTGGTTGCACCAGTAATAGGGGCAACCTTGCTCAGAGAAGTGAACGACGTTTGCAACGATTTAGCACTAACAACAGCGAGTTGCGAATTCCCAACAAACATTGACATCGCTTGACCAGCAGCGACAAACCTGTCGTTGGTAGTCAATGCTCCTTTAGCGTAGGCGGGGGAGTTTTGTACGGCTGAAAATTCTCTTTGGGCAGCCAACAACGTTGTTAAAGCAACATATGCAACACCCACGGCACTAGCCATAGACGACATTGCTGC